GCCGGGAAGCTGCTGAAGATCGGCGAGTTGTTCCTGAAGCCGTTCGCGAGCCTCGGTGCTCGCATCGCGCCGCTGATGAGTGACGCCGGCGCGCGGGCGCTGGTCGCGATCCTGGGGCCGTTGGAGACGTTCGGTGGTCGCGTCGGGCGGCTGCTGGTATCGGGCCTCCTGAAGCTCGGCGGTGCGGTGATCGGCGCCGCGCGGTTCCTCGGCAGCGGCATCATCGAGGGTGTGATCGGGCTGGTGTCCACCGGCTCGGGGAAGGTGCGCGCGGCGGTGTCGGCCGCGGTGCGGCTCGGCATCATCGGAGCGATCTCGGCGGCGGTCGGCGCGGCGCACACGCTCGCGTCGCGGGTCATCAGCGGCGTCAGTAGCGGCCTCTCGACGCTGTTCAGCGCAGTCGTGAACGCGTTCAACGGCGTGAAGAACGCGATCGCGAACGCCGCGTCGTCCGCGTTCGAGTGGGCCAAGAGCGTCGGCGTGGAGATCGTGCAGGGCATCGCGTCCGGCATCCGGTCGCTGCCGGGCACCATCGCCAGCGCGCTCAGCGGCCTGGTCACGAGTGCCCTGTCGCACGCTCGCAGTCTGATCAAGTCCGGCTCCCCGTCGCGGCTGTTCGCGGACGAGGTGGGCCTGCCGATCGCGCAGGGCATCGCGCTCGGGATCGTGAAGGGCGTCCCCGCGATCAAGGCCGCGCTGACCAGTGCCGGGAAGTCCGCGCTGGCCGACGCGAAGGCGAACATGAACTCGCTCGCCGGCGGCCTCGGAGACACCATCGGGCAGATCATCGACGCGCAGGTGGCGGCCAAGATCAAGCCGCTGCAGTCGCAGCTGAACGCGGCGCAGGCCCGGTCGAACGCGGCGGACATCGCGAAGCAGCGCGCCGACCTGGTGACCGCGGCCACGTCTGCGATGAGCGCGGACGAGACGCCCGAGGCGTACGTGCAGCGGGTGAAGGACGCGCAGGCGCAGCTGGCGGCGTTCGACGAGCAGCAGCGGCAGCAGAAGCTGCAGGATCAGATCGACGCGATCAGCGCGGAGGGCGACGCGCGCAAGGAGATGATCGCGAAGAACATCGCCGACCTGACCACGATGTTCAACCTCGGCAAGATCACCGGGAAGCAGTTCAACGACGCGATGAACCAGATCCTCGCGCAGAACAAGATCACGCTCGGGTCGGTCGGGTCGATGCTCGGGTTCGCGTTCGCGCAGCAGTTCAAGGAACAGCTCCAGGACGTCAACAAGCAGGTGCTCGCAATCGCCGCGGTGATCGGCATGAAGGGCGGGTCGGCCGGCGGTGCCGGGTTCCACCAGGACGTGACCGACCCGTTGTCGGTGATCCGGGAGCAGCTGCGCGACGCGCGGGGGAACCTGAAGCAAGACCAGCGCGACCTGCGCGACGCGCGCAAGACGAAGACGAAGTCGGACGACGCGCGGGAGAAGGCAGCGATCGAACGCGACCGGCGGATGATCGCGACGCTGACGCGCATCCTGCGGCTCGCAGGAGGTGTCTCGGTGGGGCAGATCAACCTCGCGAACGCGGGCAACACGGACGCGTTCCTGGCGGCGCTCAGTGAGATCGCGGCGGGGGCTGAGCGGTGACCAGTCCCGGGTTCCTGAGCGTCGGCGGTGTCGAGGTCGCGAACAACGCGCGCACCGCGGCGTACCTGTCGCGCGGCCTCGGAGGGCCGTGGTTCCAGTCGATCTCGTCCACGCCGTGCGCGGACCTGCTGCTGGAGGCGTGGCCGTTCTCGACGTGTCCGGCCGGCGCGACCGACGACACGCTCGGCGCCAGCCCGATCGCGTCGTGGCGCAACGTGCTGACGGGGGCGGTGCCGACCGTCAACGAGGTGAAGTGGTTCGAGGCCGGGTACGTCGGGTTCCAGGGCGGCCTGCCGAGCGTCGGCGGTGTGCTGCTGCCGAACAACGGCCTCGTCACGCAGCGCGTCCGGCTGATGATCGACATGCAGGGACCGATGAGTCCGAGCCATAACTTCGGGCCGGCGAAGGTGATCAACCCGGGCACCGCGAACGCCGGGTGGCTGGGCATGTGCATCACCGTCAGCGCGGCCAACATCTGGCAGATCCAGGCGCACGAGCGCCGGCCCGACGGCGGCGTGTCGTCGTTCGGCACCGGCGTCACGAACCTGTTCGGCGGCTTGGCGGTGGCCGGCGCGACCGGGCAGTGGGTGTTCGAGGTGGTGTTCGGCCCGACGGGGATGACGGCCGGCCTCTACTCGGGCGACCCGGACAACCCGAACACCACCCTGATCGGGTCGGGCGCGTACACGTACTCGCAGGCGACGATCGGGAACGCGTGGTTCACCGCGACCGGTCAGACCGAGTTCGCGTCGTTCACGGGCGCGACGGAGGTCGGGATCGTGAGTGGCGTCACGGGGCCGCTGCCGACCACCTCGGAGCTGGTCATCACCAGCATCGGGATCGACGTGCCGTGCACGAAGAACGCACAGGCTGACCTGTTCCCGTCCGACACGTTGTTCCCGGCCGATGACCTGTACCCGGCCCTGTACGGCGAGTTCCACGACCCGGCCACCGATAACGCTCCGTGGGCGGACGGCGACCGGCCCGAGGGGTTCGACTACCTCGGACTGATCATCGACGAGATCCAGGGGCTGGACACCACGAGCTCGCGGGACGTGTCGCCGGCGGCGGACGGCATCGGCGGCATCCTGGGACCGGAGACGCTGGACGCCAGGCCGGTGACGGTGAAGGGTTGGCTGATCGCGGCGAACTGCTCCGGGATGGAGTACGCGCGGCGGTGGCTGGCGGAGACGCTCGCAGACGCGTTGTGCGCCGGGTGCGACCTGTCGTTCATGGACGTGCGCACGACGTGCGGGGATGACCCGGCCGGCGACTTCAACACGAACCGGTGGCGGTTGTACGACGTGGGGCTGACGAACATGGACACCGACCTGTCGGGTGGTGAGGAGTGCTGCTACGTCGTGCCGATCACGTTCACGCTGACGGCGGGCAACCCGTACCTGTACGGGCCGCTCGTGAACGCCGTCGGGCCGGTGACGTTGAACGCCGGCGCGTCGGACGCGAACATCGTGCCGTTCGAGACGTGGCTGTTCTCGCAGGGCACCAGCGTGTGCACGACCGTCGCCGACCAGGGGATCGGGATCGACGCGCCGGTGATCACGTTCACGGGCGGCACCAGCGGCATCGACGGCGGCGTGGCGTACTCCAGCATGGGGCTGTACCCGTCGGACGGGTTGTGGCCGTCCGACTGCGTGTTCCCGGCGGACGGCACCACGCAGTGGTCGGATGACGTGTGCCCGTTCGTGTTCACGCTGTCGCTCGGGGCGGGTGAGACGTTCGTGATCGACAACGCGCGCCGCGAGCTGCGGTGGACGCTCGCAGACGGCTCGGTGCTGGACGGCGCGCCGAAGCTGATGATGCAGCCGGGCGACACGATCACGTGGCTCGACACGTGCGCCGGCGCTTCGATCGACGTGTGCGTTGCCGCTGCCGCGGTGTGCTCCTGCGACGATACGGCGACCGTGCAGATCCAGACTCAGCATCGAGAGCGGTAGGAGGCGGCGGTGGCGTACACCCCGAAGGCGTGGCTGAACTTCGCCACGAAGACGACCCCGATCAACTCGACCGCCTTGAAGGCCGCGGAGCAGCGGGCCGTCAGTTACGCCACGGCGGAGTCGGTCGCGGTCGGCGTCGCCGGCCTCGCCGACTACCTGGTGAAGCAGAACCCGGCCGGCGCGAACATGCAGGTCGGGGTCGGCGCCGCCGCGACGGAGATGAACGCGTGGGTGCGTGACGCGGCGCTCGGCATCTACCGGTACCAGTACAACGGCGCGCAGCTGCTCGCGACGATCGGGACGGCGGACGGCACCAACCCGCGCGTCGATCGGGTGTGCCTGACAGCGCCCGCGTCCAGCGACTCGATCGTGCCGCAGGTGGTGGTGCTCGCCGGCACCCCGAGCGGCGGCGCGACGCTCGACAACCTGACCGGTGCGCAGGCGGTGCCGACGGGGTACGTGCTGCTCGCAGACGTGCTGGTCGGCGCCGGCGTCACGTCGATCACGACCGCGAACATCCGCGACCGGCGTCCGATCGGTGGCGTGTTCGGCCCGGCGGTGTCGCCGGTGAGCGGCCCGCCGACGGTCGGCACCGCGCGTGACGAGGTGTTCCTGCAGCCGTCCGAGTCGCTGGTCGTCGGCGCGCAGACGCTGACCCCGACGACGCACGACAACATGCAGGGCGCGTACCTGGCGTACCTCGCGCGGCGCATCGTCGGCGCGACCCGCATCCGGTGGAAGTACGCGCAGGGCGCGACGCCGGCCGCGACGAACTACAACATCGGCATGGTGGACGTGTCCGGCCGCGTGGTCATCACGTCAGGCGCGATCGCGTTCGCGGGTGGCGCCAACGCGATCGCGGAGCAGGCCGCGACGATCACCGCCACCACGTTCGAGCCGGGCTGGTACTACGTGTGGCTCGGCATCGCGCCGCTGACCGCTGCGAGTGCACTGTCGTTCTCGGGTGTGCAGGGCAACGTCAGCGTGACCGCGCCAGGCGCGTCGCACCGCAACCGCAAGTTCCACTCCGCGACGGGCAGCACCACGTTCCCGGCGTCGAACACGCTGGCGGCGTACACGGACGTCGCGGCGCAGACGGCGGCCGCGAACAACCTGCCGATGCCGCTCGTGAGCCTGGCCGTCGGGTAGCGCCTTGGCGCTCAACACCCTCGGGTGCGGGCGGTACTCCGCGCAGATCTGGACGCGCGGCGGCGGGTCGCTCGTGTTCGACCGGCTGCCCGTCACGAGCGTGTCGTGGACACGGATGCTGGACGACACGTCGCAGGCGTC